CCATCGTTCCCCCCTTATCCCAGCATGGAAGACACCACATCTGCCGCGATACGCCAGATCATATCCTCCAGCCGCTCCCCGTTGACAGTTACCCTGCCCTTCAGGGCCATCTCCTTTCCGTTCAGCACCACGCCCTTAGTGTTCAGATCCATCCGCCCACTGCCTCCGGTGATCCGCACCGCTCCAGCCTCCAGGGGATCCTCCTTCTCCTGGATCTCCGGCTGGCGCACCCCAGCCAGACATGGGATCTCCCTCTGGTCGCCTGCCTTGACCACAAGCACCTTGTCGCCTGTCTGCGGCCGCCACTGATAGCCGCCGGGAGCGCACACCGCCACCCAGCGCCGCTCTCCACCCAGATAGACACCGGCGGGATCTCCCCCCAGAGTCACCAGCCCCAGGTCTGCCGCGGCCTCCACCGTCCGCCCCTCCGTCTTTCGATTGGATGTCCACATATCCCGCACCTCACAGTATCACATCCGGGGGCGCCAGTTCCAGTCTGGTCCATCCCC